TGTTTGTTTTATCGCATGACCGTACTTATTGATTCCCTTAGTGGCCTCTTCATACGCTTCATCGGCGGCACCAAGCGCATCATTAGTTGCCAGCAGTTTCTTTCTGAAATCATCGGCACCGGCACCCGCAAGATGGAACACGGCGGGAAGTGCCCGGCGGTTCTGGAATAGCTTCACCAATTCCTCTTCAGTGCCGCCAATATGCCGTGACAACAATTTCATAGCATCCCCAAGATTCATTGTTGCCAGCATTTCGCGTGAACTCTCATAGCCAAGTTCACGGAGTGCCTTCTTCATATCATCGGACGGTTTCAGGAATGCGGTATAGATACCACGCAATTGAGTTGTAACAATCGACGTGTTACCCGTTGCACCGGTTAGTGTGGCATACAGTGCGGCCAGCTCATTCAGTTCAACACCAAGCGCCTTAGCAATAGGTGTTACCATACCCATGTTTTGCGCAAGTTCGGGGATAGTGGTAACACCCATCTTGACGGTCCAAAATGCTAGATCGGCCGCCCTCTTTGTCGCCTCTTCGCTTACATCGCCGTACCCTTTCGTTAGTGGGATAAGCAGGTTCAGCGCATCGCGTGTAGATGATACACCCGCCGTTGCCATGCGCGCCGCTATCCCTAAACGCTTCATTGTATCGGGTGTATCCTGGAACGCGGATATGCTCTGATACAATCCACCGGATAGATCAATTGCCGCCTTCCCGACAACAATACTTAAATCGGATACCTCTTCTTTCAATTCTCGTATCCGATCAATGTTGCCGGGAATCAATGTGGATACATTCGCCATTGCCTCATTGAATTCAATGGAGGCGCGCCCGGCCTTAACGGCCGCACCAATGGCGGCCGCACCGATCACGGCGAAATACATCTTCATCATGCCGGAGAACCGGCCCGTATTTCGTTCCATGCTTTGCGTCTGAGTTTTCAATTCACCCGACGCCCGGCGCATGCCGGAACGGAATCCGGTTATATCCGCACCCAACCTGACAAACAAGGACGCTATCGGATTACCGCCACCTATCACCCAACACCACCAGCCCCCGCCTTTGCGGCTTCACTCTTTCGCCACCATTGCTCGTATACAATTTTCCAGTTTGAAAACTCTTTTGATCCCATACGAGCATTGAATTCACGCACCGTTTTGTATCCGAGTTCCTTGGCAAGAAAGTGTTTAAATTCCTCCTCCTTGCCGATTATCCGTTTTTTGCTTCTTTGTCCTCCAAGAATCCATTAATGCGCTTTGCCGCCATTGCAAGCCGCTGCATCTCTTCACCGTTCTTACCATTCAATGCATCGAAATCACTCGCTTTGAATATCGGCTTCTTGGTTTCGGGGTTGCAGCATGTTGCAATAACAAGTAATGGTACGAATTTTTTAGGGTCAATTTCGCCGTTACCCGCATCAACGGATAACCAAAATTCGCTCCTATGCCCGCAATCCATTTCGCATACAAGAATATCGACGCCCCATTTATCCGAATGAAATAACTCGCTATCCAAATCGGGTACATTGATAATCATGTCTCTTAGTGACTCGCCCACAAAACACCTCCTACTAATCTTCTGTCACACGCGCAACGGCACCACTCGTCTTAAAATTGGCCGTAACCGCTGCAAGCACACCAGCCGCACCGTCAACAACCGGATAGTTTTCCATGATTACATAACCGGTATACTTGGGGTTGGTGACCGCCGTGGTATCACCCTCCGGTTTGAATACAAACGCAACCTTTGCACCGCCGTCATAGATAGCCCACAACGTTGCATCTACCTTGAGCGCCGCGAAATCCTGTGCAAATGTAACGCTGAATGCTCCGCTCTTGAATCCGAACAGGAATTCATCATACGTAGCATGCATGCAGGTTGCATCCACCGTTGCTTGATCTAAATTGAACGTGATTGACCGTATGTATGCACTCAGGTCAACCAGATTCACCATGAAATAGGCATCATCAAGAATATGAGTAGCCATTCCCGAACCTCCCCTTTCATCCCATCCACACAATGGCTATTAGCGGTAGGAACTCACGCCGTCCACACTACCCCACTAAATAGCACGTCAAACTCCTAATCAATCAATGTACAGTAAGACAATGAACTTGCACGCCGTACCGTTATATGTCCAACTAGCACGCCAATAACATTCGGCACTCGAATCACCAACCGCGTCCGCAGTTGCCGTACCGTCGCCAACCTCCTCATCATCCTCGTACACCCCGCTTGCGCCCGAAATAAGCAGCTTGCCCGTTGCGCCGTCGTCCTGAAGGGCAACGAGGGTACCCGTTACTTCGGACGTAACACCCGTAATAGTATTTGCAACCGTGAACGGTCCACCCGCTTCATTGTCATATGCAAGATATGTTTCTCCGAGCGTACCGTTAACATCCGCCGTGCCTACCGGGTCCTCACCGTCTGTGATCTCTTCGTTGTTCTGATACGTGCCTGTTATGTTTCCAAGCAACAAACAACCTTCCGTACCCCAATCGACATCGGCGAGAATGGTTGCCGTCGCACTGGACGTACCGCCGGTCAACGTTGCGCTAGCGGTGAAGTTCGCTGATTGATTATCGTAGAACAGATATCCCATTTGCGCCGTCTTGGCTTCTTTCGTTACATCCGTTGCGTTGGTGAATCCTATTTGCTCAACCGCGCTTGCCATACCGGATGCAGTATCGCTTTGTATTGCTAAATCCAATGTGCCGCCGTCGTATTCGTATACATGAACGAATGCCCGCAGCGTATGCCCCGGCGCGCACGTGCCAACATTATAAGCGGTACCACTACCGTTCTCCGTTACAGCCGTTATACAGTTCTTTAATATTGTCGGGCGTGTCATTCGCCCGCTGCCCTTAGCCGATACCGAGAACCCCGCAACCGTTCCCGCCGCACCGTCAATGGGTGTGTAATTAATTACATCGTAAAACGTATACGCTATTTCTCCATCGGTACCATCGGTGGGGCATACGGTAGTCAGCAAATCATTCGTACCATACAGACTGTCAAAGATGGTATCATCTGGTGAGAACGTTGTTGCCTTATCGAAGAACCCCGTGAAATTGAATGTGTGACCCTTCAGCCCATCGGGGCAAAACTCTTGCCCCCCACTATTAAATTTTGTTGAATCCAATATGGAACGCGATAGAATTAGCGTTCCGCTATTCCAATCAGCCGATAAATCAAACTCCTGTATGTACAGTTTGCATCCATCAAGTATGTGTACTGCCATCACTCACCACCACCCCTTCATCACTTCCCATTTGCTCAATATTCCCCTTGAATGTCTGGTTACATTTACTACAGTGCCATTCGAGGTTACCCATTCTCGATGTCGGCAAATATTCCCTGCAATCAAGCGGGTGATCACATTGAAACATTTCGCCTATAGCATCAATCGCGTGTAGTACCGTTTCGACGTACCCGCGCAATATTATTAGCTGCTGTTTAATTACCGCCTCGTTCCTATCATCTATCACGTGTACACCACCCGGAATTCGTGAACGTATTGAAACAACTTCCCACCCGGTTGCGGTAACTCTAGCGGTTGAGGTGTCAGCAGAAATACCCGCTGTACCGTTATGCCACCGTCACCGCCCATCGTACCGGTAAAATCCTGTAATGCCGCTTTCACTTGTGCCGCTACGGCATCACCGTCACTTGGATCACTTGCCCAAGATGATACTTGTATGCATGGGTCCAAATATAATCCGCTATCGGAATTCATTAGATGATTCACCGTACCGGGCGTAGTGACCTGAAACGTTACCGCCGGATATTCCACATCTTGCGGCAATACCTGCGAATATATCCGCGTGCTTACCAAATCAGTTAAATCGCTTTCGCCACTCAGATAATTATATAGTGCTACTCGTAGTGTCATCCCCGCGCCGCCCGTTGTATCTGTGTCTGCATCTCCCTCTTAATCATCATCATTACCCGCACCTTATTTGTATCTATCGCCGGTCTGAAGAATGGATATGCTGGAACATGTTCGCCGCCCTGATACCATCCACTAGCAACATGGCCGTACTCTACAAGATGCGCGTGCGGTGCTATGTTATAATCAATACCAGTAAATGCCCCCGGCTTTTGCGGTATACCCGGATCAAATTTCTTAGCTATAATACCGCGCTGCAAATCGCCGTCACGGTGATGTTTAATTTTACCCCGCGCACTATCGCGTATCATCTTCGCGCCTTTATAAAACGTATCTACCAGCCTATCGCCCGTTGCGCCGTATGCGTTCATGATGCGGGTGAAGCTGGCAATCGCTTCGGGTAACCCGGTGATATGTTGTCGATGTCCGAATGTCCCTGAATATTGACGGTACATATAGTCCTCAATCCCCTGCCGCTATTGGATCTTCTGGTTCACCCTCTTCATCAACGGTTATATACCGCAACGTGTAATCC